AGCTGGTGTCCTGAGCCTGGAGCCCACCACCATGACCACACCGGCAAAGCGCCACAAGATGCGCGTGCTGGCCGAGCTGGCGGCCCTGGCCGCCGGCCCCGGCGACGAAGTGCGGGGCAGCGCCTACGAGCTGATGCTCGCGCAGCTGGCCGAGCACAAGCGGACCCTGAAAACCATCCAGAGCACCGAACGCAAGATCGAAGCCAAGCGCAAGATGCTGCCCGACTTCGAGGACTACGTGACAGGCGCGCTGGAGGGCGGCCAGGGCGCGCACGACATGGTGCTGACCACCCTGCTGGTGTGGTACCTCGACGTGGGCGAATGGGCGCGCGGGCTGGAGATTGCCGCCTATGCCATCGCCCACGGCCTGGTGCTGCCCGATCGGTACGAACGCACCCTGCCCACGCTGCTGATTGACGAAACCGCCACCGCAGCCGCCAAGGGCCAGCTGGTGGGAGACGAGGCGCTGCGCGTGCTGGCCGAAGTGGACCAGCTCACCGCCGCGCACGACGCACCCGACCAAGCCCGCGCCAAGCTCTACAAGGCCATCGGCTACGCCCTGATCGGCAAGACCCCGACCAATGAGCCCGACTTCACCACGCTGGACGAAACCAAAGCACGCCTGGCCATGGAGAAGCTGCAGCGCGCCCACGAACTGTTCGCACAGGTGGGCGTGAAAAAAGACATGGAACGCCTGGAGCGCCGGCTGAAAGCCGCCGGCACCGGCACCGACTGAGCGTACCCCGCACCCCGGCGGCTCCGGGTGCCGCGACCAAGGGCGCAAGCCCATCGGTCAACGCGCCCGGACCACCGCCGACCTGATACCCGCCCGAAGGCCCCGCCGTGACATTCGTAGCCACCGCAAACCCGCCCATTGCTGCAGACGACGCCCAGGTGGCAAACGACGCCTGGTTTCCGGCAGTGCCCGCCACACGGGTGCGGGAGGTGTGCCGCCTGGATGGATCGGTCACGCCGGCCCGTCTGGGAGAAGCAATCAGCAACGCCATGGACAGCGTGAACCGCGAACTGCAGGCCTACAAGGCCGAACAGATGGCGGCCGGCGTTGCCAACCTGGCAGAAGCCGGGGACGGCCGCCAGCCCGGCCGCTACCTGCGCGCCATCTACGCCCACATTCAGGCAGAGCTGGCCGAGGTGTACCGCGACATAGACACCACCCCGCACAGCGACAGCAAGGCCGAGCGCCTGCGCGAGCGGTACGAAGTGAAGGTGGACGAACACCGGCGAAACCTGCGGTGGGCCATTGCCGACCTGCTGGGCCGCCAACGCACCACTGTGGAGCTGATCTGATGCAGGCCACGGCCCAAGACCTCGAAACCCTGGACGAACTGTGCATGCGCATCACCGGCCGCACCGCCGGCGTGGTGGAAGCCACGCTGGCCGCAAACCCAGGCATCGCAAACAACATGCACCTGTACGCCGGCCAGGTGGTGCAAATCGTTGCCCCCCCATTCCAGACAAAACGCAACACCATCAATCTGTGGGACTGAGCATGGACCGTGAAAGCATCGTCAAAGCCATGGGCGTGGAAGCCGCCAAGGCATCGCCACCCGTTGCCGTAGTGGCCCATCAGGCGGCCAACGGCTGGACCCTGAATCACACCCTCACTGCCATGACCATCCTGTACGTGGCCGCACAGCTGGGCTACCTGCTGTGGAAGTGGCGCAACGAACGGGCAGAGCGCAACGCCAAGCGCGCGGCAGAGGGGCGGCAATGAGCGCCACCACACGCCAGCTCGCCGCCCGCGCCCTGGTGGCCACGCTCACCCTATCGGCCGCCGGCTTTGCCAGCTGGAAGGCATCGGAAGGCGACGGCCCCACCAGAGTGCAGACCGATGGCGTTGTGGTGCACCTGCCCTACGTCCCAACCAAGGGCGACGTGCCCACCATCGGCCACGGGTCCACCCGCTACGAGGACGGAACGCCGGTGCGCTTGACAGACAAACCCATCACGCGACAGCGCGCCGAACAGCTCGCACGCAACCTGCACACCGAGGAAGAAAGCCGGTTCAAAGCCAGCCTGCCCGATGTGTACCTGTACCCCGGCGAGTTCGACCTCTACACCGACTTCGTGGGGCAGTACGGCATCGGCAACTGGCGCAAGCCGCAGTCGCCGCGCACCTGGCTGCTGCAGGGCGACTATGTGGGCGCGTGCAATGCGCTGCTGGCCTGGCGCTTTCAGGCCGGCCGCGACTGCAAGCTGCCCCAGAACTGGGGGCCGAAGGGCTGCAAAGGCGTGTGGACCCGGCAACAAAAGAGGCATGCGGACTGCATGGCGATGCAATGAGCCAGACACCGCAAATGGAACCGCTGGCCGCCTACAACCGCGAGGTGTTCGTGATCGCCGCATGTCCGAGAACCACGCACCGGCAGACAGGCCACGCGCAGGTCGAAATCTGCTATCAGGCGCTTGGTGCAAACCTTGTCATTGCCATGGCCCCAGGCGATGCGGAGGCCGTGGCCGAAGAACTGGTGCACGCCGCCGCCCGCGCCCGTGAAATCAACCGTTCCCGTGCAGCTGCAAAGGGGAACAAATGCTGACCACCCTGCGCGCCAATGCCTGGAAATACGCCGCCATCGCTGCCACGCTGGGCCTTGGCTTCGCACTGCTGATGCAGACCCTGCGACTTGCCGAAGCCCAGCTGGAAGCCGCCCACACCAAGGCCACATTGCAGACCGAGCGTGCAACGGCCGCGCGTGCTGCGCTCACCACATCAGAACGCTACCGCACCCTGGAAGGAAGGCACCGTGAACAAATCACCAAAATCGACACCGATGCACAGGCCGCCCTTGCTGCTGCTGATGCTGGCCGCGCTCGCGCTGATGTGGCTCGCAACCGGCTGCAGCGCGAGCTTGCCGACTACATCACCCAACACCGTGCCGCCGCCCAGGCTCGCGCCGCTGCCGGTCAGTGCACGCCAGACACCGCCCCCCTCGATTTGCTTGCCGACCTGCACCGACGCGCTGACCAGCGAGCGGGAGAACTCGCGGCAGTTGCTGACGAAGCACGAACCCGTGGCGCAGCCTGCCAGCGCGCCTACGACGAAGCCAGCACCATGATGGAAGCCGCCGGCCATGGACAAGCCAAGTAAGCTGCGCGACACGCTGACAAAGGCGATACCGGACCTTGAGAAGAACCCGGAAAAACTCGCCATATTTGTTGTGGGCGGCCGGGTGGTGCACACAGGCACCGACTCACTTTCGTGGGAATACCGCTATGCGCTGCGCGTGCTGCTGACCGACTTCACCGGCCACGCCGACGCGGTGATGGCGCCGCTGGTGATGTGGATGAAAAGGCACCAGCCCGAGGTCTTCGACAACACCGACACCCGAGAAAAGGCCATCAAGTTCGAGGCCGAGTTCCTGAACAACGGCGCCGTGGATTTGCAGATAGACCTGCAGCTCACCGAAGCCGTGCTTTCACGCCCCAGGCAGGACGGCCCAGCCGGTGCGCTGAACCTGATCCACAAGACAGAGCCATCGCAGCCACTGGCGATCCTGCAGGCCGAGCATTGGGAGGTATGGCTGCGCGATGAACAGCTCGCCCAGTGGGACTACGCGCCGCGCTGACACATGGCCGATGACCTGGCACAGCTCGAAACCTGGCTGGAGCCGCTGATCGCGGCGCTGTCGGATGCCGAGCGCCGCAAACTCGCCATGGACGTGGCGCGCGACCTGCGCCGCGAGAACGTGGCCACCATGCGCGCCCAGCAAAGCCCGGACGGTGAAGCATGGGCACCACGCAAGCGGGGGCTGCGCGCCCAAAAGGGCCAGTTGCGCAAGGGCCGCCGCGCGCAAGACATGTTCACCAAGCTACGCGGCGCCCGCTACCTCAAGGCCCAGGCCCAGGGGCGCGAAGCCACTGTGGAATTCATGGGCCGCGCGGCCCGCATCGCGGCCGTGCACCACTTCGGCCTGAGAGATTCCGTGCAGCCCGGCGGGCCGGAATACGACTACCCAGAGCGGCCCCTGCTGGGCATCACCGACGCCTTCAAAGACCGCCTGCGCGACAGGCTGATCGACCTGCTTTCCAAGGGCTGACCATTCCAAATGTGTGCCTTGCGCACACAGGGCAATGCGCGTGCTTTCTTGCGCACGCGCGGGCACCATTGATTGCATGGATCGCCCCGTAGATCAACCCGAGTCCCCGCTGGAAATTCTGCGCCGCATGGAAAACATCGTGCGAACCGGAACCATCGCCGAAGTGCGCCATGGACGCCCAGCGCGATGCCGTGTGCGCTGCGGGAACATCACCACCAACTGGATTCCATGGGTAGCCGGGCGCGCAGCAGGCACCAACGCCAGCGTGTGGTGGCCACCAAAGGTGGGCGAGCAGTGTTTGATGCTTGCGCCAGGCGGCGACTTGCTCAACGCCATGGCATTGCCTGGCGCCTATAGCGACAAGAACCCGCAGGGCCACGACAACCCCGACCTGTTCCGCATGGACTGGGGCGTGGGCTACATGGAACACGACGCAAAGACGGGGGACTTCACCCTGGAGACAGAGGCGACCATCAAGCTGCGCGTGAAGACCTCTTCCATCCGAATCACGCAAAAGGCCATCTTGATGGAATCCAACGGCGGAAGTCTGCTGCTGGACGAAAAAGGCCTGCACGTTTCGCCAAATGTGTTCGTGGGGACCGTCGGTCTAAAAGACCACGTGCACACCGGCGTGCGCCGGGGCGACAGCACCACGGATGAACCGCAGCCATGAACAGCAGCACCGGCAAGGCAATCAGTGGAGTGGCGCACTTGCGCCAATCCATCGCCGACATCCTTACCACGCCCATCGGATCGCGCGTCATGCGCAGAACCTATGGCTCTCTGGTGCCGCAACTCATCGATCACCCGGACAACATCGCCACGCAGGTGCGCGTGTATGCCGCCGTGGCCAGCGCCCTGATGTGCTGGGAACCGCGCTTTCGACTCACACGCATTGAATCCCTGCGCGAGCGCGACAGGCCGGGCGCAGTGCTGATCCGCCTGCACGGCACCGATGCACGCGGACAGCAAATTGACCCCCTGTCCCTGCAAATACCAGTTACCGGAACGCGCGCGGCATGAACACTCTCGACCCATCTGCCCTGCCGCCGCCCGCCGTGGTCGAAACACTCGACTACGAATCCGTGCTCAAAGGCCTGCTCTCCGACATGCGCGCTCGATACCCGGCCGCCGCCGAAGTGCTGGACCTGGAAAGCGAGCCGCTCACCAAGCTGCTGGAAGTGGCCGCGTATCGAGAACTGCTGATCCGTGCCCGCGTGAATGATGCAGCCCGCGCCGTCATGCTGGCCTGGGCAGTTGGCACCGACTTGGACAACCTGGCGGCACGCTATGACCTGGCGCGCCTGCCGGACGAAGACGATGATCGCCTGCGCAATCGCGTCCTGATGGGCTACCACGCGCTTTCCGCCGCAGGAAGCACCACAAGCTGGCGACTGCGCGCCCTGTCGGTATCGGTGGACATTCGCCAAGTGGACGTGTGGGCCGACAGGCCAGGCCGCGTCAAAGTCTCGTTACTCGCTCGCGTCGCCGTACCTATCAACGAAGTCACAGAGGCGGAGCATGCGCTGGGCCGTGCACTGTTCGGCGAATACCCAAATGCAGTCGCGGGCAACATGTGCTGGCGCGTAGCGGTTCCCGGCGATGCCATCGTGGGCACAGTGGAAGCCGCCCTGCTGGCCGATGACGTGCGACCACTGACCGTGGACGTGGACGTGACAGCAGCCAGGATGCAGCCATTGGCAGTGTCCGCAACCCTGGTGCACCCGCCTGGCCCAGATGGAGCACTGCTGGCCGCCAGCGCTGCTGCCAGAGTGCGCGCGCTTGCTGCCAAGACAGCGTACCGGGTGGACGTTACCCGCGCTGCCCTGATTGCAGCACTCATGGGCGACGGCATTCGAGACGTGATGTTGGCATCGCCTGTGGCAGACATTGCCGCAGGGCCGGGGGAAGTGCCCGTCATCACGTCCATACAGGTAACGGCTCAGGCACGCCATGACTGATCGAAGCCACCTGCTGCCACCAAACGCCACGCCATTGGAGCGCGCGGCTTCCATCGCCATCGGTCCGTGGACCACGGGTGATTCCGTCATCTCGACCCTGCATGACCCGGCTCGCATTCCAGCGGCACTGCTCCCCCATCTGGCACTGGGCGAGGATGTTCCAGTATGGCCACAAGGGGAAGCCGAGCGCCGCGCCTTGATCGCTGCAAGCCCCAGGCTGCACGCGCTGATCGGCACGCCCAAGGGCTTGCGCGAGTTGGCACGCCTGGCCGGCGCCCGCATAGAGCGCCTGGAAATGCCGCCCGCCAAGACATTTCTGGGCTTCTGGGATGCTGCCAGCCGCACCCAATGGCTGGGGGCGCACCCAGAAATGCGCATCTACAGCAGGCGCGAGCGCTCGAATTGCGAAGGCCTGATGCTGGGGCATGGCTACGTGGCCACCACTGCCGAGCCACCCGCCCGCACAAGCGCCATGGCACGCAGCGCAGTGCGCGCCGAAATCCGCCGCCCAAATGGTCAAGTGCAGCCACTCACCACACACGGCTGGACAGACTTCACGCAGGAGCGCGCCGCCACCGTGGACCTTGCCAGGCGCACGACTGCCAGAGGCCAGCACCTGGGCCAACCTCTGCAGGGTGTAGCCAGCAAGGCCGACGCATCCACCCGCTACTGGCGCGTGCAGGCTGTGAACTACCGCGAGCGCCTGCACCTGCTCACGCTCAAGCAGATGGCGCCTTCGCTGTCTCCACTTTCCCCTGATGCCGAGCCCGTGGCAGAGCGGGCGCCGCGACCACACGTGCTGTGCGCTGGCCTGCCGCTGGGCGGCTTCACTGTGCGCAGCGACAGCGCACGCCGCATGTATGCGCGCATCCGCCTGCATGACCCGGCAGTGGCCAACGCGCCAAAACACGGCCCCTCTTACCTGGGCTTCACCCGCCTTAGCAGCCCGCCCTTTATCGCGCTGGCTCATGTGCGCATGCCACAGCGCCGGCAACCCTTTGCAATGGCAGGCAGCGCCATGAATGCGGCTCTTTCGACGGGCAATGCAAGCGAGCGCATGGCCCCTGCACTGGACGCCATGGACTGGGCAAGGGCCGCACACGACAAGGTCTTGATTCGCACGCGGCTGCATGCCACGGCCAGGGCCAGCCGCATCTACCGCGCCGGTGCTGTGCTCGCCGGCCAAACCATCAACCGGAGCTGACACCCATGGAAAAAAGCGTTATCTACCGCGACCGGCAAGAACTGCAGGCCGCCGACCTCAACAACACCCAGGCATGGGGCGACGAAGCCCGCCGCCATGTCGTGAGCGACGCCATCACGAGCGAGCGCCAGTTCGTGGACCTCACGGTATCCGGCCGCAGCGCCACTGAGCTGGAAGTTGCACCGGGCCGCCTCTACGACGGCCCCACGGGAAAGGTGTTTGCGCTGGATGTGACGCAAGTTCATTCGGTGTTCGCCATGCTGCCACTGCAGGACCAGAAGTGGCTGGCCGTCAGCGTGTTTGGTTCCGAAGAGGACACCGACATTCAGCCGCGCGACTTCCTGATTGACCTGCAAACCCGCGAAGTGGAGCCAGAGGCCGTTGCCATGCAGCGCCGCCGCGTGGCTACCGTGCACATCGCCCAGGGCCTGGAGTCACCGACCCCCGAGCGCCCGGAGCCGCCCACCGGCTACACGCTGCTCGCCCATGTACGGCTGTCGCCCACCGGCGTGCAGGAAGTCGTTCTGGCCGATTCCCGCCGCCTGCCAAACCTGCAGCGCGTGGACGCCCGCTTGCGCAGCGCCGAGGGCTGGATTCTGGCGGCAGAGCCTCGCATCGCGCACATCATGAGCGACATTGCAGGGCTGGCATCGGACCTGTCCACCCGCGCCAGCTTGGAGCATGTAGCCCAGCTGGGCGTGGATATGGCCAAGCTCAAAGAGCGCATGGAGATTCCAGACGATTACAAGTTCTACGGGGGCGACCACTTTTTGGACGCCGACGAAAGCGACACCGCACACGCGAACTACAGCGCAGACACCTTCGAGGGCATCCGCCCGCCCATCGTGGCCCAGCAGACGGGCACGCTGTCGCTGCTCAACCCCATGGACCCCGAAGCGCGCACAGGCGCAGGTGGCCTCATGCTGCCCGCATATGAAGAGGTCACCCGCCTGCGCATGGAAACACGGGCGGGCGAGCTGGCAATCAATCAATACCAGTACCAAACCTTCAATGCAGTGCAACGGACCATCAGCCGCGAGCGCGTGCGCACTGGCGAGACGCTGACCTATTGCACCAACAGCGCGTTCTGGAAGTCCGGTGTGTACGACCCGGTGACAGGCATCCTGCGCCGTGGTGATGAAGTTTGGACGGTGAACCCGCAAGACCTTGCCCGCGCGAACATCGATCACCAGCTTGTCCGCGTCACGCGCGTCTGGATCGACCGATGGGAAGAACCGTATTGGGACATGGTGACCATCACCAACGTGGTGCAAGGTTCCGTGCTCGCGCAAACCGTGCTCATGGCCCAAACAGGCTGGCTGACCAGCGCTGAGTTCTTTGTGACCAGCGCAGACCCGGCAGGCGGGCTCACCGTGATGGTGACGGAGGCGGCCCTGGGGCAACCCAATGTGGAAAAAGTTCTGGCGCGCGCCACCCTGGCACCCGGTGCAGTGACGGCGGGCTGGCTCAAGGTAGCGCTGCCGGACCCACTGCTGGTGGAAGCCGGCAAGCGCTACGCCGTGGTGCTGGTGTCTGGCGCAGGTCACCGCGTGGGCTTCACCGAGGGCACCGAATACACCCAAGGCATCCTGATGTATGCCCAGGACGGCGCCTACTTCACCCAGGCCGCCGAGCGCGACCTCATGCTGCGACTGAACTTCGCCCGGTTCAAATCGCCCCGCGCCGTGGTGCAAATGCAGCCGCTGCAGCTGGCCGGCGGGGTGCAAGAGCTGGACATGCTCTACGACAGCGCCGTGCCCGCCGGGTGCCGCCTGGTGTGGGAATACCAGACGGGGGGATTGTGGCGGCCGGTGACGCATGACACCGCGCCGGCATTCGGCGGCGCTGCCCTGGTGCCACTGCGTGCGGTATTCATCGGCACACAAGACCTGATGCCAGCAGTGCGCCCAGGTAACGCCCAAATCACGGTGCGCCGCCGTGGCACGGCATTCGCGCACGTCAGCACCAACCGCGTGCTGGGAACACCTTCGCAGACTATCCGGGTTCGCCTGCTGCTGGAAGACTTCAGCGCTGCAGCGGGCCACACCGTGAACTGCCGGCTGATCGTTGGCGCCGCGACTGTGGACGCAACTTCGTTCAGGGATGAAATTGTGGACAACCGCAGCCGCTGGCGTGAATTCCGGTATGCACTGGGGGCCACCACTGGCACGTACCGAATCCGCATCGACGGCACTGGCGTGACAGGCACCAACCCATGGCACGTAGCCGAGCGCTACGACCTGGCGCTGTAAAGAGGGGCCAGACATGCCAACTCGAATGGAGGCATACCGCATGCGCGACGGCGTGACACCGCTGTCCGAGGACTTCTTCAATGCGGTGTTCGGTGACATCGACACGCGCATTGCCGAGCTGGAAACCAGACGGGCCGATTTGCAGAGCGTGGTGGACGAACTCACGCGCTTTGGTTTGCAACGCATAGACGTGCTGGTGGGGCCATCCATGGCCGAAGTCAACGCCATGTTGGTGCAGTTGCGCCAGCGCCGCGATGAACTGGAAGCGGCCATTGGCAACGTCAACGATCTGGCAACGAAAACGGAGATTGCGACTGCCCTGGCGGACATTGAGGCCGACCTCAACGCCGTTGCCACACTGGTGGCGGGCAAGGTGGGAACCGTCAACGGTCAATCCGGCCACACCATCACATTGAAACCAGCCCACTTGGAGCTGGGGCCGGCAAACGGCCCCAGTGCGGTGGGGCTCACGCGCGACGCACAGGGGCGCATCGCAACTGTTACGCGCACTGTGAGCGGAAAAAACGCAGTGCAGGTGCTGACCTACGACGCACAGGGACGCGTTGGAACAGTGACCACGACATATGACGGCCGAACCCGCACAGAAACCATGGCTTACGACGCCAACGGCCTGCTGTCAGTTACCGCAACGGAGGTGCAAGCGTGATGTTCGACGTTCTCACCCTCGAAGCAGTGCGCCTGCTGCATGCGTTCGTCAGCACGAAATTCGCGGAGCTGCTGGCCGCCGTGAATGCCAGGGCCAGTGAAGTGACCTGGTACGTCAACAACACCAGTGGGGTTAAGTCGATTCAGCGCGGCGTCATCAGCATGAATGGAACCACCGCGGCTGTGACCATCACGCCTGTGGATATGAGCAAGGCAGAGCTACGAGTAACAGGCTTCAGGCAACAGTCTTTGGACTGCATGCCAACGGTAGTGCTGACGGCCAGCAACACCATCACGGCAACACGAATCCTCGCTACGGCAACAACCTACAGCTACGTTGCCTGGGAACTCACCGAGTGGAAATGACCATGCATATCTACGCGCAAATTGACAGCGAGCGCCGCGCATTCGCTGTCTCACAAACCACCGAGCCGCTGGAAGGCGAAGACCTCATAGAACTGGCCACTTACGACGCTGACGTCATTGGCAAGGTCCACAACCTGGCGACGGGTGAATGGGAAGCGCCAGAAGCCGAAGAAGACCCGCGCATGTGGTGGGTGGATGTGGGGCCGTTCAAGGATCGCCTGGGCATGGACGCACCGGCAATCTATGCCAGCACGCACGATGCCTGCAAAGGCGTGGTGGGCATGGTGGAGGGGCGCAAATACATCGACCTCAAAGACCCGCGCATTGCGGCCATGATGGGCGTGCTGATTGCCACCGCACAGCCCACAGCAAACCCCGTGTGGCCAGGTTCCGGCCCCATGACTGCGGCCAAGCGCGACACCATCTTGAACACGCCAACCACCGAGGTGGAGCGGCACATCAAGGGCATGGAGGGCTGACCCATGCTGCTGGCTTCCTACAAATCCACAAGACCCGGCATTCAGGGCCTGGCCAATGTGCTGATCCGCATGCGCCTGGGTGGCATCTACAGCCACTGCGAGCTGGTGTTCCAGCCAGGTGATGGTGTGGACCACCTCATGCCAGATGGCACCACAGCACCTGACGACAACGGCGCGCTGTGGTGTGTCTCCAGCGTTGCGGCCGAGCGCCTGCCTGCAAGTTCCAAGCGCCGAGCTGGCCGATTGGGTGGCGTGCGATTCAAGCGCATCACCTTGAACCCGGCTCACTGGGACGTGGTGCCGGTGTCACGCAACCCGGAGACAGCGGCAATCCTTGCGCGCCAGTTGGAGGGTGCCCCATACGACTGGCAGTTGATCGCCGCATTCGTGGCCTGGTTCCTGCCGCACAAGGCCAGCGGCTTCACCTGCTCTGAGCTGGTGGCTGCGCTGCTACGCCACCCGGACCCCAACCGATTTGACCCATGCGTGCTGCACGCGGCGCACGCCACCACCCTGTAACCCCCACCCAACCGGAGAACCCAACATGGCTACCCAAGCAAACTACCACCACGGCGTGCGCGTTGTCGAAATCAACGAAGGCCAGCGCAACATCCGCATCATTTCCACAGCCGTGCTGGGCCTGATCGTCACTGCACCTGACGCGGACAACACCGCCTTCCCTCTCAACACGCCCGTGCTGGTCACCAAGGTGGATGCCGCCATTGCCAAGGCGGGCGCACAGGGCACCCTGGTTGGTGCGCTGACTGCCATCCGCGACCAAGCGCGCCCCATCATCGTGGTGGTGCGTGTGGCACCCGGCGAAGGCGCCGACGAAGCCGCCAAGCAAACCGACCAGAACGGCAAGGTCATTGGCACCGCCGTGGGCTC